TGTCTTCAATAATGGACAAGAACCCAGCCCTTGATTTTTCGAGAGCCTCTTCTTCCGGGAAGTCATAGGTTTCACCTTCCTTGAAGCGCAGGCTTCTTCCGTCCAGCGTATACCTGAACGACCTATGTATATAAACTTTTACATTGTTCAACTCTTCACCTCTTTCGTCCGGCCATAGGATAGATCCGTCCGGTTTTATGTGCCCGCAAGGCACGCCAAAGTGAGCTTTCATTACAATCCCAAGCCGCATACAATCAGCCGCGAATTGCATATCAGGTGATGGGTGCCCACCCGCCTCAAAACGCCTCATTTCTACTTGCTCCAGCACTTCCCTTTTGATAAGCGTGCACCCAAAGCCTAACCCACTGCATTCTGTGATAACAGCGCGTCTCGCTCTTTCACGCAATTCAGGGAAGTAGTCCAGGCTTCTATTCGGCCAGCGAGCCTTTTTGCCAACTGGTCGGTAGACGTTTAGCACCGCGGGATTTTGCCGGAATCTATAAACGCCATAAGCAACACCGGCGTCAACTTCCAGCAACTTTACCAGCGCGTCTTCAGGAATAATCATGTCGTGCTCAACTGTGAACAAATAATCGAACCCCTTTTCAAGCGTGTTCCAGCGAGCTAACTTGTATTGATGGAGCGTGTTCTCATGGTCGCCGCGTCTGTCACCCATCCTGGCTCGGATGTTATTATCCGAGATCATTACGGTTACTTCTGCGCCTTCAGGTCGGATCAGGTTATCGATGCTATCAAGCGTTTCCTGCCTGATAGCCAAAACACCCGCTTCACTCCAAGTCGGACAGAATAACAGTATTTTCATTTTTCGTACTTATGCCCTTCAATACCAAAATTCACAAACGGATTCAGGCTGTACAAATTACAACCATAAACTTCTTTTATCCGCGTTCGTAGCTGAATTGTTGACGTCTCAATTTGCCCCACAAAATCACTGTAAAACTTTGTACCCATCGGCGATTCAGGATAGCCGGGCATATTCAATTCCCCATCCAACTTGCCACAATCGTGCCCAACAACGATGATATTCGCCGCACCCATATAAGCCGCAATGTGAATGGCACTTGTAATTGTTGAGTAAGAAACCACAATCTTGTCAGTCCCTACCACACTCAAATCTATTTTTTCTCTTTCATTGTCAAGGTGCTCGAAGTAATAATCTGCTCCGCTGTTATGAGATAACGTCAACGTTCCGCAATCGTGTTTGCTAACAATTGACTTGATCCCCATCAATTTTGCCGCGCCTAAAGTGAGACCCAGGCTATTAGCATCTTTGCTCACGACATAATCCAGATTGTTAAATCGTTTCCAAACTTGATTCACACCTATCACAAATTTGTTATCAAAAAAACTCGGTTCAATATAACCAGCAGACGCGCCGGAAGCCACGACATAAATGTCATACCCCTTGTGAATGTCTTTCAATTTCCCGATTGGTTTCACAGCGCGTCTACTTTGTCAGCTATCCGTTAGGCGGATGCTTGAGTTGCATATTGGAACGCCTCTTGCTGCAGTACACCGCAACCGAAGCGATAGTTGACAAGAATGCCAACCTGCCCGGTTCCAGCGTAAAGTTCATTCAGCCGGCGGATTCTCAAACCGCGATTAGTTACGAATCCCATGTAGTTGAAGTTGCCAAATAGCAAGGAATCGTAGGATGCTGTCGAGTAAGCCTGAACATTTGAGTTCAAAACAACTGGATAACCTTCCAGCGTTGGACCATCCACAGTGCCGCTCAAGCGAGCCACACCATCGGTGAACTGGAATGGGTTGCCGGTCAAGCCTTTCAAATAGAACCATGTTGCAGGGTTCATTACCCAGACTGCCCCATTGTGATAAGGTGATCCAAGCTTTCCCATCAATTCAGGAATTTCAGCTGCGGCGATGGTTGCATCATCATCCAGCGTCAAAGCGGCTGTACCGCCGGTAAATGCACCTTCAGGCTCTGTAGTACCGGCGCCGATCAATGCATAGTAGTTTTCGGTGTCAGCCAGAGCGCGCCCGATAGCGTTGTTCAGGAACATTTCAAGTCCGCTGTTTTCGTCTTCCAGCACTTCTTCCGAAATCTTGATTAGCTTCTTGAAGTTGTAGACGGTGACAGCTGCCTGCCCGAACGCGGGTTCATCTTCAGCAGGGCTGATGTCGCCTTCTTCAGCAACAATTGTGAACTTGCTCAAGCTGGTTGCTTCAGTCGGGAAATTGTACTTGTCGCGGTTGGTATTGACACGGAGTAAGCCAAGTCGGCTGATTAATGATTCTTCATCGCGCCGTGCGATAATTTTTCCGTATTCGTCATCAGGGACAAGGTAACCGCCCTGGGCAGCATCGCCCTCATTCAATGGGTTTACATTGGTCTTGATTGCCTTGCGCAAGTCGGATGTTTCACCGGTCTTGAGATAGTGCCAATAGGCTTTGGTATAATCAACCTCGCCTAAACTTCCAATAACAGCCGGTGCTTTCACAGTCGGTGATCCTTTCTCTTCGCCACGTTCCGCTTTCAAATCTTCGATGATTGACTTTTTCAAGGCCTCAACATCGATAGTTGGCTGTTCTACAGCCTTTACTTCTTCGACGATTTTCTCTTCGTCCATGTTTTCCTCCAAAATAGGTTGATTTGTTTTGATTGTTTCTTGCGATTCAACCAGCTCTTCAACCGCATCCACCGCTGATTCTTCAGCCTCCGGGATCGCCTCCGTGATTAGCTCGGCTTTCGCTTCGATTACGGCAAAGTCATTTGCCGGTTTTCGCCATTCATTTGTGTCAAATAATGCCAGTTCGCCGACAGGCCAGGTTGTAATCAACCCGCCGTCCGCTTTTCTAACCAGGTGATTCACCGCGCCGGAAGACGCTCGTAACTTTTCAACGCCCGCGTCTACCAGTCGTTTGGCAAGCGGCTCTTCCAAGTCAAGCATCGGTTCAAACCAAAGCCCGCGTTCGTCTGCTTCGACAAATTGCGCCCTGCCTATCATTGCCGGTTGCGCTTGCATCTTGCCTGGCTCGTCTGGCTCAAAGCCGTGATAGTAGGTCAAGTTGACAAAGTCGCCCACCTTCAGCCAGATATCTGTGTCAGCTGAAAATGCCTCGCCGTCCAAGTCGCGCCCTTTTATTGGACCCCCGTAAGGAATACCCAGAACGCGCCAGTCCATAGGCGTATATTCTGCATCCGCCTTCATTCGCTTTTCAGCAACGCCGTTCCGCTCAACTATCGTGTTTGGAACTTGTATTTTCACCCTGTAGGCTTGTGATTCTTTAGACATTTCTCAACTCCTCTTCAATTGCTTTCATAATGCGCCGCTTGATTCCTGCGCCATACTTTTTCTCTGCTGCTTCGATAGTCAACCAACCGCTTCTACCGTGCCCATAGGTTTGATTGTCACCTTGTACCAATGGCGCATACCCGATGTAGTTGCTGATTGTTGTTGACATTCCGCCGTCACCCGTCCATCGCGTCCAGTGCTTTCGTAAGTCACCGCTCCGCCTGTAAGGCGTGTTGATGTTTCCATGTTTCAAGTGCCAGAAGAAACCGCGCCTTACACGGTCATTCGCTTTTATCAATGGATTAGGCGTGGGAACCTTGCGCGGATAATGCTTCAGCTTGCCAGCCAGCATCGTACCTTCCTGACTCACAGCCGCCTTCACCTTATTGAACTGCTGAACGGTGGTAAGTTTCGCAATCAACTGTTCCGCGCCTTCAACTTCGATATTCATTACGCCATGTCCTTAGGCCACTCCCAAGCGACCCCACACCGGCATCTCGGATGCGCTGGTGGAAATTGCCCGTCTGTGATAGGCTTCCCATTCTTTGGGCCACAAATAACACAAACCCTGTCATCGTTTGCAGTAAGCCAAATCGGAATCATCTCACGCCCAGTCTCTTTTACAAGCTCCTGAACATAAGCACGCTCACCTTCAACGGCGGCGCGAGTCGTCTCGGTTACCGCAATCATTTCTGATCTAACTACCCCAAATTGAGGTTCTAATCGCCTTGCCAGTTCTTTTGATGTCAAGCCTTCTTCAAAATAGCCTGGTACGTTCTTCTGCAATAGTTTCTCAAGCGCGCTCCTGGTTGTGCCTTCCATACCAGTCACCAGATCGTAGGTGTAAGCGCGCCCCCAATCAGCCGCTATCATGTTGAATTGCGCCCAATCAGAGCCAATTCCAACCGAGTTCATAAGCGATTCAGCCTGTGAAATAAACGTGTCAACCAGAATAGGCTCAACGTCCCTCTGGATGTCCTTCCATCCGTTCTGCCAATATTCGTAAGGCACGTTCTCCAGACGCGGCGGGTCTCCAAGCAAGCCGAGCAGCCTGTTTAGCTCCGCGCGCAAGTCCTTGCTCAACACCCGCGCCAACATGCGCTCAAGTTCGTCCCGGTTGACTATTCCCATTACGGATAATTCCTCCACTCGATAACCGAGTCGAATATGTGTTTGACTTCTTCAGCCGTCTTTGCGCCTTCCAACGCGCCGTTTATCGCCCCCTGCAAACTTGGCTCGATGATGCTCGTCTCGAATTCGCGCAGCTCCTTGCCTTCCTTGACCCGCTTCTCGGCGAACTTCTGCCACTTGCGCAATTCGGCTGTTCGCTCGTCAAAAGGCTGTTCGTCAATCCGGCTGTCCAATTGCTCTTGATGTTCTTCTAACATTGATAACTGCTCTTCGGTTAACTTATAGCCAGCCAGTTGCAATGAAACTTCAATCGGCAAGCCGGCGGTAGTAAGATTATTCAACAAATCAGCACGCTCGGATTCGTCTTCCTGGAATATATCCATTTCACCGAACCTGAACTCCAGCCGCAAACCGTCACGCGCTAACAACTGCTCATTCAAAGCGTCCTCGAATATGCGCGCTCTCGGTTTGATCGTGTCTTCGTAAAATGAGAGCCTGTCCTCTTGCGCGGTCGCATAGTTAGCCGCCTCGCTGTCAAGCAATGTCTGCTTGATACCAAACGCCATTGCGATATTATCTTTCGCCATTTCGCTTATTTCAGGGAACGATAAGTCTTTCAACGGTGGAGTCAACGTGACCGGCGTGATAGAACCAGCCCGCACTCCCAGCACCCGGAAGGCGTTTTTGATCGCCGTAGCCGAACGCCTAAACCAGCTTTGAATGCGCTCGATTTCATTGCGGTCATTGGAGTCAATCCCCAAAAGCGTGACCGGCATAGCACCGCCTTCAAAGTACATTTCCGGAAACTTGCTTATCGCGTACAACAACTTCGCGTCAATGTTCGATGCCTTGCCAGCACCGATGCCCGGATTCGTGTCTTGAGTCGGATCAAACTCGCGGATGTAAAGCATATCGTACCTGCCAGCTTCAGGCTCGTTGCTCCACGTTGCCCCGCTTGAGTTCTGCTTGAACTGGTAAACGCCTCGTTCATACTTGACGGCTATGTCAAACGGATTACGGTACTTGACATCCTTTTTGAAGCCTGACTTATTCGTGACAATTTCACCGTAAGCCGCGCCTGCCAGAAGGTTAGACGCTTCCCATTGCCAAAGCAGGTTGCCTAACTTGGTCGGATAAGGCCAGTCCACTTCGTTTTCTTTACCCTTCATAATCGCAACTGGCACGCTTGAGATAGCATCGCATCGCAATTGCACCGCCCGGAACAGGAGCGGAACGTACTTGTACAACGTGGCAACGGAATCAGGAACGCCGTCCGATGTCAGGAGGTCTACCCAGCCGGGTACGTTAGTAATTGTCTTATAAGTTTCTGCCATATTATTCCGTCCCTAATCCATCCAAAGTATTACTTGTGATCCTGATAACCCGTGCCAGGCAATAGCCAGGCTCATAACACAGTCATCGTGCATTCCTGAGGGCGCTGAATAACTGAAGCTCCCGCTTGCATTGCGTTTCGATTCAAAACTCAATAATTCACCAATCAGCACCGGGTCATTCAAAACCTGAATTTGCCCGTTTTCAAAGGCTGATTGCAAACTTTGAATAATTGCTTGCTTTGTTGCTGAAGTCGTTGTAAATGGCACAATATTCAACCCTCTGCTAACCAGCTCGTCAATAACCGGACGTCCGATTGAGTTAGACTCGACAACCATCGCTGTCAGGTTGTATCGCTTATATACACTTTCAAGCCTGTCAATCAGCACCGGATAATCCACGCGATTGAACCTGTCCATGTAGACCATCTCTTTTGATTCCGCATCCAGCACCGTGACAACCGTAAAGTCCACGCTCGAAGCCACGTCCACGCCGGCAACGTATTGCCTTCCTGGTTGCGGCTCTTGCGGTGAAAGCGTTGCAGCTTCTTGCACGCGCCTAAAAACCAAGCCTTCAGCATCTACGAATTCGCCTAACCATTCCTGCCTATAAGTCAATTCGTTCACGCGTTCTTTAGCGCGTTCCGCTGCTTTTTGAATGCGTTTGTTAGGGTTCGCACTTGACGGAGCAGTCCATGACTTTTGATGAACGCCGTCATTGATGCCGCGTTGATATTCCTGCCAGAACCAGTTACGCCCGCGAGGTGTGCTGATTAGAATCGCATCACCGTCCAGGTCTGCAAGCGTAGGTTGAATCGCGCTCGTCCATGCTGTCTCTGATATTCGCGCCGCTTCGTCCAAAATAACCAGGTTGAAACTTTCACCGCGCACGCTGTCTTCGTTATCCGCTGAATGGATCCCAAATACACCGCCGTTGATAAACTCGATTGTGCGTTCCGTTCTGTTCACGCTTGCCAGTTTTGCTTTGCGCAAAGGGGCAACCGCATTTTCAGCGAATCGCCAAAGAGCACGTCCGTTTTTGTAAGTAGGTACAATCCAAGCTACGCTTCCACCTTGTGAAGCCGTAGCAAGGGAAATTGCACCGCCCAATATGGTCTTACCCCACCGTCTCCCCATCGAAAGCACTTTCACCTTCGCTGGATGAGCCGCTATCTCCCATTGATCTGGGCGCAAGGTTGGTAATTGCAGATCGATAATCTACTCCCGTTATCCCAATCGAATTGATGTTTTCGCCATTCGTGGTTAAGTCCACCTTTTGTTGTGGCAATCCAACCAGATAGTCTGATAGCCATTTACGCGCTTGAGCATCGCCCTTTGTCGCCAGCCTAACCGCTGTTTTGACAATGCCAATCCAGTCTTCTTCAGAAACAGCAGAAACGGTCAAGTCGTAAAACTTGACCTCACGATCTTTTGGCATCCGTCCAGTAGGATTGCCAGAATGTCCTTTGATAAATCTGCCTTTTTCGTCTCGCTGTCTTGCCATTAACTACCTGCTATCAGGGCTACTCTTCCTCGTTAGCAATAACAATATGGACCAACTCTTTCAACCAGCCCATCATCGTTTGCACTTGCGGTAAGCAGTATTCAGGCACGTTCAGCACGATGTTGTACGTGCCATCGGCCATTGACTTTACTTGTCGCATCTCTGCTTCAAACTCGA